AGAAATGCTATCAGTCAAAACATTTGTTAAAGGAGGATTTGCGCTATCTTTTGTCGCTGATTTATGGAACAATGAAAATACAAACTTTGGAAATAACCCCTGCTTCACCTTATCATAGAACTTAGGACCCTCACGATTTGGCAATGCCTCAACCTTGATAACCTTATTATTCTTAATATAAACCTCTACTGGTGTTGCACCCTTAAATCCCTTTACATTTGAACAGAGGCTGGTCGTATTGACAACGTAGGTGCCATCTGCCTGCTTATACATCACCTTATCCTGCTGCACTGCAGCGAAAGCAACTCCTGTAGTTAGTACTGCTATGGTTGCTACTGATACTAATTGTTTTTTAAACATAACCTATTACCTTTATTTAAACTGATAAATTCGACTACAAATGTACGAAAAAGTATAAGAGTGATGATTGCTTTTTGCATTTTTTAAGAGTTACTTATTAGCCTTATTAGGTCAATAAGGCTAATAAGACTAATAGTGCCCTCCTCACTATTTTCCCTACTTTTTTCTCTCTTTAATTATTTTATTTGTACATTTGTTCCCATAAACAATCAATACCAACGATGAAATATATACTACTACCTAAACCAGATACTATTCATCAACTGCCCTTCTACTTTGCAGTAGAAGAATATGTAGCACGGCATTATACCGATGACGACTACTTTATGGGCTGGCGTGTGAACCCCACAGTGATGTTAGGACGCAATCAGTTGATTGATAATGAGGTCAATACAGACTACTGTAAAGAACACAAGATTGATATTTTCAGACGGAAAAGTGGTGGCGGATGTATCTATGCCGACAAGGGTTGCATACAGTTCTCTTATATTTCACGTGCCATCAATGCCAATGAAGCCTTTGCTGCTTATATGCAACGAATGGCAGACTTACTAAAAGGACTGAAGATTGATGCACAGTTATCGGGTCGAAATGATATTCTCATTAACGAAACAAAGGTATCGGGATGTGCTTTCTATCAACTATCTAACCGTAGTGTTCTGCACAACTCCCTACTCTTTGACACCCAACTTGACCATCTGTCTAATGCACTCACTCCTGCAAAAGAGAAACTACAAAGCAAGGGTGTAGCGTCTGTCAGACAAAGAGTGACGAATGTTGCGACCTATACACAGTTAGATATCTTAGCTTTTATGGACTATGTACAACAGGAAATGTGCGGTACTGAGGTCCTCGAACTAACGGAAGAAGACATGAAAGGAGTTGCAGAGATAGAGAAAGAACTATCTTCTGACGACTTTGTTTATGGTAAAAATCCAAAATACTCTCTTGTTCGAAAGCATCGTTTTAAAGGTGTCGGAACACTTGAAGCCCATATTGAACTAAAGAATAACATCATTGGAAGTATCAATATGGTGGGTGATTACTTCCTTCTTGGCGATATCGACCATGATTTCCTCAGCCTACTTAAAGGCTGTGAGTTCACGAGAGAGGCGGTAGAAGAGAGATTGGAAAACATAGATCTATCCACTATTATCCGTGGTTTGAAGCTGCGACAGTTCCTCCGTTTACTCTTCGGCCGTGAGCCACACGTGATGAAACCTGCTTGGCTTAAGATTAACCTCACATCGAAGAAGTCGACTGGTGAGACGGCTGGTATCCTTGCCAAGCATCATATGAACACTATTTGTACGAGTGGACTCTGCCCAAATCGCTCGGAATGTTGGATGGCTCGTACGGCAACTTTGATGATTGGCGGTGAGATCTGTACACGAAAGTGCCGTTTCTGTAATACGTTAAGTGGCAGACCCAGACTGCTCAACCCTGACGAGCCACGTCGTGTGGCTGAGTCAGTGAAAGCTCTTAAGCTACGTTATGCCGTTATCACCTCTGTTGACCGTGACGACCTACCCGATTATGGTGCAGCCCACTGGATAAAGACTATCGAAGAGATACGCCGATTAAACCCTGACACAAAGATTGAACTGCTCATTCCTGATTTCATGGGGAAGGCAGATCTCATACGTCAAGTCATGGCAACACACCCCCACGTAGCAGGACATAACATGGAGACAGTGCGTCGCCTCACACCATCCGTACGCTCTGTGGCACGCTATGAACGTAGTTTAGAAGTGCTGAGAGAGATAGCTAACTGTGGTATCACTGCCAAGACTGGCTTCATGCTCGGTTTAGGTGAGACCCACGACGAAATCTTAGAGACAATGGACGATATTCTTTCAACGGGTTGCCAACGCCTCACGCTCGGTCAGTATCTCCAACCTACTGCCGAACACCTGCCCGTTAAAGCCTATATCACACCCGAAATGTTTGCTGAATATAAGCGGATAGCATTAGAGAAAGGTTTTAAGCACGTGGTTAGTGGTCCGCTCGTTCGTTCGTCTTATCACGCTGCAGAAGGGGTTTAAGCCATTGCTTACACGATGAGGGACACAAAGGGACATCGATAAAAGAACTGGTATTGGGCTTATTAGTCCCATATAAATCCGCAAAAACGAGATGTGATGCGAGTGTAAAACGAAAAGTAACTTTTCTATGCAAAACGAAAAGTGACAAAACCAATACACGCACAGGTAAATAGTCAGCTTGGAAATCCCAACTGACGACTATTTACCATTATATATATTGAGCTCAAATTATTTATTGTTCTATTACCATTTGAACAGTGTTTAACCAGCGTTCTTATACAACATCATATCTGTATAGGTTGAGTTATAATTTATGCGAGCATTGAATTCCACCTTAGTACACTTCTCGAATGGGTTTCCAATATGCCTATTTCGACCTATCCAATCACAGAGTTCAAGTATAGACGACTTATTGCTTGTGAAGTAGACAAAAGAGTGTCCTGCGAGAACTGAAAGCACATCAAGATAGTCTGCCAATCTCCAAAACATCTTATATGTTCCTACTTCTGTGCTGAGATAAGGAGGGTCAACCAAGAACACGACATTGGGCGTATCCTTATATTGATTAAAGACTTGTTTATAGTCTGCTGAAACAATTGTCAAACCATCCAGATAGCCATCACAAGGTGAATAATCTGTAGAACGGATATTGTTATACAAAGTATCCTTACTCATCTCATCAATACTTAAACAATATTTCATCGAAAATAAGAGAGAAGAGGATATAGTGATAGAATCCAGATAACCATAACGCTCTTGATGCTTAATTAAGCACTCAAATACCCGTTTACGTGCTTCGCCTACAATAGGCTTATGCTTAGGCAAATCACGAACTATCTTTCTAAGCTCTGAGAGTAGCTCATTAGTCTGTGGCATGTGTTCAAGACGTAGTCTATAACCATCAAAATCGTTATATACAACCTTTGAATGTGGTTTCTCGGACTTCGTAATATGTGACAACAACCCACTGCCTCCGAACAAATCAACAAATGTAGTTCCGTCTGGAAACTGTTCTAATACCTTCTTAAACTCTTTTGCGAACATCCGCTTCTGACCAACGAAGGGAAGCGGAGCTGAATAATACTTTTTCTTTGTCATGATGCAAAGGTCGTGAGTTTTTCTTTCACAAATATAAGCGTATATACTGATTACACTGCAAACAAATTGCAGTCGGTTTGAAATCGCTTAATAAGAGCATAAACTTTACGCTCGCTAATAGCATATTTTACAGCAAGAGCCGCTACTATGTAAGATACTTTCTCACGTTTTGACAACATCCGTCTATATTCTGTATACAAATCTATATAGTTTGTGTCATCCAATCTAACCCCAGCAATATGGAGGTTTCTTAATAGTTCCCTGTTAATTTTTACAATCTCAATTATCTTCATATCTAATAAATTTCGTAAATTTGCAAAGCCAATCACTTTTTTATACAATAAAACGCCACAAGAGCGAGCGAGGATATTTGCCCCCGGTCGCGCTCTTGTGGCGTACGTTGTTAAAAGTGATTGGCGTTGCTTATTAACAGGCTGGGGGCTTTTTACTCCCCTCTCTGAAGACTTATATTAAAATATAGAATTAATCTGTCGTGCGACTATTCTACCAAGCACAACACGTGCTTCGTCATTAAAAGGATGACAAATGTCACCTACGGTTGTAGAGGTCGCATCGCCTTTCATCGTCATAATGCTATATGTCGACTGAGGCGTGTTAAATGTTATTTGTTTTCCATTGATAGTTGCTGTCTTGATACAAGGAATAGATGAAAAACCACATAATTCCGCCCACTTAACACATGGGATATTCCACTTTTTTGCAACAGCTTCTTGCGCTGCAATTATCTGTTTATCAATATCTCGAATATTCACCCAATGCGAAACAAACACACATCTTGCATTTGGCTTAGCTTCATATAATTTTGATAACACATAATTCATACCAGTGGTATATGAATTACGGTTGTCTTCTGAAATAAGAGAATCAATCTGGTCCGCGCCAAGAACAGTTCCGTCATTAACTCCATACTCGAAGATAAATAGGTCCGCATCAAGGTTGCCAAGTAGTGCGGTATCATAATGTGGACGCGCTGGCAACTTTCCGCTTGCTGTGTGTTCTGCATCGGTAGCTGAGAAGCCTGTCCCATCCAGATATCGCATATAATGTCCTGATGACCCATAATTTACAACTTCGCAACCCAGCTCATCACGCATAACCTCAACCCACGCTCGTGAGTCTAAGGCTTTCCCTGTCTTGTACAATCCGACCTCATATACAGACCTGTCTGAAATAGAATCTCCAACGACAACTACTTTCTTCCCTTCCCAAGGCGATTTCTTCAAGCGATTAATATCTACGTGTGACTTAATTGTCGGCAACACTTGTATCTTAACAGTGTTTAGATCTACTAACGCACTCTCTGTACTAAGATTCGAGCCGACAGCGCCAAAAATCGAATATGGAGAGGTATTATAATTGAATGGGTACGACAACACAGGATCGTAGAACAAGACGGCCTGATTTGGCGAAACAAGCAAGTCAGTATCTACTGTGTCCTCATTAGCCTGCACCGTTACTTCTGTAACAGAGATTACCTTTCTCTTCGGTACGTCAACTACTCCAAGCTTTATTGTTCTTTTTTCGCTGTGATGCTTTCTAAGATTAATCCTTATAAGATAATTAGGATATTTTCCAACGTTTCGATAGACCTCAAAAGCAAAACCGTTATTAAAAGCGGTATCTTGGGACGATGCAACAAAATTATCTTCTGTCAACACAGAGTATGAATTGTTCAACTCCTTTAGCTTAGACATGTCCTTTGCAATCTCTTGGTAAAAGAATGTAACATCATCTACTTTTCCATTTATCTTTTGCAATTCTTCGGACACCTGAATCTGTGCACTGATCTTACCCATCAGTAGCCAGCCTGGCTTCTGATACGCATAAATCTTTCCATTCTCAGAACTATCAGCATGTGTATCGTCATAGATGCTTACTAACTGACCATAACGGAGAGCCTTTCCGTTAGTTCCGACTGGGTCTGTATCAGCCTCCATAGCTAACTTAGACTGGTAAACCTTCTTAATACCAAGACTATCAGCCGACTGCTCCAATGAAGCAATGTATGCTAATGTGTCTTCATGCAGCTTACCAACCTCTTCAGGCGTAATGCTGTCTACTTGACTCTTATTCTTGAGTTCTTTTGCTCGCTTGAGCAAACTGTATATTGTATCCATTACTGTGTTTATTTTGGAATGATAAAATATGTATCAATTGGACAGTTCGCTGGAGAAGGAAGACTGGATGCTCCTAAGTTTCCAATGAGCTTACCTTTGCCAGAGAGCACCCGCACATGAACAATCTGTGTCTGATCATTATTCGAACTTACTCCGACAACAATAGCCCCAGACATAATAGGCGGAACAACAGCACGTGTTGTTGGGTACTCAAAAACAACTCCAGGACCATCAGTCCATTCGGACTTGTCACTTCGCAGATTTACCTTTATAAGCGTATAACCAGATTCTTCTCTTCTTAGAGTTTGCCCAGTGTAACCATTCTTCAGAAACCATCCCACGTTCTGATATTCACTTTCTGGAAGTCTATCTACGACCATCGGAGCTATAAGGTCAAAGAGCGTTTTCAGTTCACTGATATTAAAGACCCCTTCTGTTTTTTCAAGTGTTAGAAAAGCCTCTGCAGTTTCTCTACAGGCACGTTCCTGCCCATCTTCAAATGTACGTATATCAGAAACGGACTTCCTAATACCAACGTATAATGGGTCACTCCAACTATGAACAGCCAATGTTGTTTCTTTTAGTTCATAGATAACTCCATTAAGTACCAACCAATTTTTCTTAGTTTGGAACGTAGTCGTCGCAGCACCTTGATCGATCTTCTTTAATTCTCCTTGAAATCGATCAAGCAGAAAGGCTGAAGTATTAGCACCAAGAGCCTGAAGGAGCGCAGACATCTGATTAGCTGGGTTCTCCTGTAATGTCTTGAGATCATCGATGTAGAGAGGTTGTCCCCCCTCACTAAAGAGCATCTTATTCATATTCGTATATTTCTATGCGGAAAGAGCGTCCCGCAGGTTTATAATGATTCAATAGGTTTAATATAGTTGTTAAATTCTGTCCTCCATACTTATCTTCTGAAGCATTTGTAGAGGTACATAAGAATGACGGCACATAGACAACGAAAGAGGCCTCCTTGGGAACATCGTCATAAGCTCTGACGTACAAGGGAGAACTACCGCTCACATAGACAGGAGCGAGACCTTCGCTCTTAAAACGTAAAGCTGTCTGAACCCTCTGATCAGCTGAGACTATGTATATCTGATGTTCGGAAAGAAAAAAGGCATCATTCAGAATCTTTTCTATATACTGTACTCCTGCTGTTATATTCAGACGATTTAATACGTGAGAACGGTAGCTATAGAATCGATTATACAAGTCCCTTATTCCACGCAGCATCGCTTTGAGCAAAGCCACAAGCACCTTACTTCTCAATATGGGAGGCAGCAGCTGAAAGCCAAGTTTGATGATATCTAATTTATACCACATAGCTCAATGTATTTCTTAAGTTTACGGAAACAAAACTTCCACCAACAGCTGTATAGTTATTACCACTGATTTCTTTATAGATAGTTCCATCTGTGCTGTACTTACAGATATGCAGTTCCACGTCCTGCACACCTTCCACATTCTGTATAGCATCAACCAATTTCGTTTTGTTGAAAGTACCGCCATAGATAATCTTTTTGACATAGGAGTTCACGGCATCCTCAACCGCAAAACTTCCGTCTACAATTCTTGCACCTGTCTTATCAATCACCAATGGATCTACTCGTATAGTTGCACTAATACTGATTTTATCTGCAGGCATCGAACGAACAGAAAGAATAACACCTGCTATTTTAACGCGATTCAAATACTGTTTGAACGCTGTTAGAACATCATCTGAAAGAACAGTAGGTTGCCCACCTGTTTCACCTGAAGCAAGTATTTCTATGGATGTTCCTCTGTCACGTACAGCAACATACTTGACGACTCGCTTCTTCTCAGATACCTGTTCATAGCCATATTGATGTGTCGCCTCATTAAAGATCAAAGCATCACCATACTGGAATTCTTTTGCAATCTTATAGTACCAAGGTACACTTGCTACTACAGCACGACTGATTTTATCGTCTACATCCGCCTTGAACTGGTCGAACAGAACCTCCAGTACATGGCTACAGGCAGCCACGATATAAAACAGAATATTCTCGATACTAACCACAGAGAAACTATCATCAAAAGTATCGCTCTCCGATAGTCCATATCGTTCTCTTACTGTACCATCCGCCATAAAGGCATTTGTCATTGTTTGTTTTATCTCTGCTATACTACGAGCCATATTTTGTTTACTTTAATTGAACTGTGGTGAGAACTCACCACTGAATACCCTTAACTTGACATCCGTCATACCTCTCTCTGTTGCTGGAGATACATCATTAGCCTTGCAATACTGTTGTATTAATCGGTTGTAACTTACGTCAGGAAGTTGCAATCTGCTTCCAGCCTCTAACGTATCAGTCATACCAATAGCATTAGCAGCAGCCAAAGCAGGCAATGCTTCCAGCGAGCCATACTCCTGTATAGCTATGTCAGCCAAGGTCTGACCATCTTTCACTTTAACTTCCATCTTATTACGAAATAAAGAGCTAACATCATAAGAACACCGAATGCAACAAAACCTGTTTCCATTGCTCGCTTTTGAATCCAGCTCAATTCTTTTTCCTTGTAAACTATCTTTGGCTTTTCCTTATATTGTTTATGATCCTTATCGTGTATGGTTATATGTGTTGTGTCATGCACCGTTGTAAGACCTTTTATCTTAGCACCTGGAAGACTTTCTAATATATGCGTCAAAACACCGTTATGTATTCTTGCCGTTGAGCGATACAAGGTATTTTGCAAAACAGAAACGGAATCTTTCGTTGCACGCTCCTGATGATACTCTGGCAACAGCAGTGATACAGGCGCAAGGCGTTCTGTAACTCTTATGGTATCATGACTGGCAACGTGCAGCGTGTCGGTGCTTACACTCTCTACAGGCACATAGATTTTATGCGAGCATGCAGAGAAAAGGAAAGCAGTAAGGATAACTGCTAATAATGTTTTAAATGTTTTCATATTGTTGTTGTTAGATGTTTGCGTACTCAGTCTTTGCATCGAAACAAGGGCAAGCCTTGATATACTCGTTTGAGGTGATTCTGCCATCGTGGTTCAAGTCTGGCGAGAAGTCACGATGTCCTTGAATTACAGCTACAGGATATTTCTTGTGTAGCATACTAAGCAGTGTGCGAAGACTTGCTTTCTGTGCATCTGTGCGGTTATCTGCTGGCTTGCCCATCCTGTCTATACCACCAATATATGCTACATTGATAGAAACGGAATTAAACCCCTTCACACCATTGCTCACCTTGTCTTCATCAAGCAGCTGGGTGATTCTGCCATCTGGTGCTACGACATAGTGGTATCCAGGATTAACCCATCCTTTACGGAGGAATTCCTGTCGTAGGCTCTCAATAGTCTGTGACTGATGGCTCGCAGTACAATGCACTGCAATATACTTAATCGTTCTCATTCTTCCTCCTTTCCGTTTTTAGAGTTGACAACTCGGTCGATGTAATTTCTCACGTCGCCCCACTTACTCTGGATGTAGATACCCACACCAAAGATAGAACCGGCATAAACCAATGTCTGCGACACATACCACAGCACGCTGTCCTTAACATCGCCTCCGTTAAAGAAGAAGCTCAGAAAAGCCATTGCCACACCACTTGCAAGCAGGAAAATAGCCGAGCCGTATTGTATCCATTCCTTCGTGTTTCTTTGCATATTGCTTAAGTTTAATATTGTGCATCTATTTCGATGCTTTTAGTTGTTATTTTTATATTAGTCACAGTTTGTCTGTCCATCTCCAGCTGCTCTCTGATGAGCGTTCTCCAATAGATAGGATCATTGTCAAGCAGCATATCACTGATACCACAGCCAGTCATCGGTCGTTCTTTCAACTCTCCCTTATGTAAGTTAAGAATCAAAGCCTGATTCTGATGCAGCGTGTCACCGATAACCAGACCAGAGATAATCTTTCCGTCTGGTCCTCGATGCGGTTGTATAACCGCTTCATAGTCTATCAATGTAATACCTTTCATATCAATGTTTGATAGTTACGTCTTCATAATCAGTTTTCTTAAACTCCTGCGCCTTAGTCAGAGGTGGACCAGTTGGTCCATGAGTTCCTTGGTGTGTATGGCTATTGACAGCTTTAACCAGTTCATTAAGTTTCTTGGTTAAGTCCTCAATATTAACCAATCCTCCAAGCTTACCTCCATTTATCGTTATAGATTCAACATGGTCCACTGCTAAGACGACAAGACTTGAATAGTCTCCTGACAGACTTCCAATGATAACTGCAGTACCAACTTTTGGAACTATCAGCATCTCTCCACTTTCATCTGTTTCAGATGCACGAAGGCGAACATCTGGTACGAGAAGGCTTCCTATTTCCACATCACAAGTACGACCGCTTACGCTCTTAACGATACCTTGTAGTACAGTCATCTCTTGCTGTGGTGCTACACCTCGCAACCTTTCTCTTAATTCCTTATATTGATCCATATCCTTAGCTTAATCTGAATCCAAGTTCTATTTTTCGTTTACCACCGTCTCTGCTGAAAGTTGTTGTTACTGCCCTTACAAAGTAGCAGCCATCCTTACGTGGATAATCCGCATCATAAAGCCACGCCATATCGCCAGGAACACATTCAGGTATGAGCCACGTCGTGATACTTCCGTCATAGCCGTCGAAACTACGACGTTTAACTTCAAGTTCGCCACGAAGTTTCATACTTGCAGCATCAGAAGTAGGACATTTTATTTCTACCTTCTCACCACCAGTAGCTCCGACCTCTACCTCTTTTACTGTTCCGTCAGGAAGAAGAGCTTTAACCACTACACGAACCTTGCGATCAGCTGCTTGTCGATAGGTCAGATTAACCGCCTCCACATTCAGCGCAAAGTTATAAAAGCGGTTCACCCCGACAACCTCACCTGGGGGATGTACGTGTAAAACGCCATTAGAAAGATATATATCTGCACCACATTCCTCCTGCACCTTCTTAAGCACATCATATCCAGTAGCATTGTGAATGACAAACTTAGCATAGATCCAGCTGTAAGAGCATTGAATAGAGTAGTTCTTCCCAATTCCCTGCACCACCTTCTTAAGAAGATCAGCAAGTGATACTTTCTTCAGTACTTCGTTTTTGAGTTCCTTACGAAAGGTGTACAGATCATCCTCACAAGTCAGCTTAATATTGCCACCATCTGTACTGATTTGTTGCAGCCAGCCAGTGAACTCCTCCTTTAAGCCTTCTTCCTTATATCCAAAGCGAATAATAACCTTATCACCTCTGTGAAGTTTATCTTCAACATCCAAGGCTACATTATACTGCGCACCTGGTAATGTTATAGTTGCCGTATCAGCAAGTAGTTCGACACTTCGATGCACCTCAACACTATCAAGCATTCCAACGTGCCAGCCTCCTATCTCTATGTCGTAAGCCATTGTGTACATAAGCCTATCGTTTTAAGTGCTGCTGATTTAAGAGAAGTTTATATATGTCATCACTATATGCCTTTAGCGAATAGTTCTGATTAGAAGAGCCACTTGTGAAAGGAATCTCCCAGCTTTCAATGACAAGATATGATATACCGAATATTTCCAGCAAAGGGTTTAACGCTGTCACTCGTCCAGCTTCACAGAATGAGCGTAAACGGCTTACGTCTTCCTCAGGATATTTACCATTTTCACCGATAAGGATACCTTCTATACTGATAGTATAATCATCTTGTGACCATCGCTCCTTGATGCTTCCTTTTACAGCACCTTTGTTCACGTGTCTACGCACGATGATATTCTGCCCTTGCAGACTAATCATCGGCTCAATTGGCAAAAGCCACTCTTGAGCACCACTTTCTTCAAGACGTAGACGAAGGGGGAGTTGCATAGGTATACCAAGTGCATTTGTGCGAACAGTATCTTCCAACTCTTCGTCACTCATTGACTTGATTTCATTATATTCCTCTTCGTCCACCTCTCTAAGCTTATTCACATTGAACAGCCAATAAGGTGGAATCTTGTTGCCTGTAACTCTCAGGGCAACGTTTTCGAGTGCAAATCGTGCTACCTTGTTCATCTGTCTGTACTTGCTGCTATAGCTAACGCTCGGTTCATACTTTGCAGAATAGTTCGCTCAAGTTCCGCAGTGTCAGTCTTATCGTTCATATAAACATTGATATTATCGAAGAATTTTCCGATGTGCATAGTGATGGAGGTGTTGCGAGTGCCACCAGTAGCAAGTTCCTCGGCAGACTTGCGACCACCTTTCTTACCACCCTTTTTACCTTTCTTTCCCTTCTTGCCTTTGCTTTCACCTTCTCCAAAAACGACAGCACCTGTGCTACCACTTAATCCAGGGGTACTTATCTTATTCTCTTTCTTAGCAGAAGATGTCTTTTTGTCCTTCTGCTGTTCTTGTCGAAGGTGTGTCTGAAAATTCCCTCCAACACCACTCACAAGCTGTTTGGTTCCATTGATAGCCTTGGCAGTACTCTCAACTCCAGACAACTTCTTAAATCCTTCCATCGCAGAGGCTGCTGCTCCTTGAAAGTCTCCAGAGAATAGTTTCTTTAAGGCTTCACCCAGCTTGCCAAGTCCTGCAAGCATCTCGTTGAAGCGATTGATGATATAGTCTTTGATGATATTACCAAACCCCTTTAATGTATCCCACATTGTCAGGATAAAAGCACGAAATCCAGCAAACTTATTCCAACAATAGACAACTGCTGCGACTAAAGCAGCGATACCTATGATAATAAGTCCGATAGGGTTTGCATCCATCGCAGCATTGAGCAACCATTGAACGCCAGTCCATATCCTCGTTACAGTTGTCACAACACCGATAGCAGCTGCATAAGCTGACATCGCTATTGCCTGTGCATTAAAGACTATTGCAGCAACACCAATGACAGACGACAGAGCCAATATCTCCATCTTAAACCGTGATACAAATCCTATAACACTCTCTATTACATTGATAACTTTTGCTATTGCTTCAGCAATAACAGGAACTATACCTATAAAGAGATCAAGAGCTTGAGATACGTAAGGTTGAATCTTATTATAAATATCAACGGCTAATTGAATAAAGGTGTCTTGTAGCGTAGCAAATTTACCTGCGACTGTCTGAGACTGCTTATCCATCATACTGAAAAACTTTCCACCTTCTCCAGAAGCGTGTTGAATTGCCTGCACAACATTGTCAAAAGTAATCTGTCCCTTTGACATCCTATCCTGCAACTTCGCATAAGATTCACCTGTCATCTTAGCAAGTTCCTGAAGCGGATTAAATCCAGCATTGATAAACTGCAGGTTATCCTGTCCAGCTAACTTACCAGCTGCTGACACCTGACCAAGCACTAATGACAAACTTTGCAGAGCTTGCTTATTTCCTCCAGAGATATCTCCTAACTGTTTAAGAAGTGGTAGAACTTTTCCTGTCTCCACTCCGAAGTTAAGCATAGTCTTTGCATTCTCAGTCAAGTCTAACTTACCAAAAGGTGATTCAGCTGCAAACTTGGCAATTTCAGAAAGCATTCCCTTAGCTTTTGTCTCACTTCCTACTAAGGTTGTAAAGGCAACGGCTGTTTGTTCTGCTTCTGCACCTATCTTAGTAATAGCACCAACAGCACCAGCAACAAGGGCATAAGGGTTGGTAAGGAGTTCCATTCCAGGAATGGACATCAGCGAACTCTTGAGTGTCGAAAAAGAAAAAGCCTCACGCAGGCGTGCACCTGTAGTACGTGCCTTACGTGATATATCGTCCAGCTGAGTGGATGTCTGACGAGCAACCGTCAGAACATTACCACTATCTGCTTGTAGTTTGATTAAAAACTTAAGTACGCTGTCCATTAGAGTCTTTTTCTATTTTTCTTATCTCTTTGAGTGCGCTGAGTGTTGATGCCCATTTCTCGTCTGGCAGGAGTTCAGGGTCAATGCTTAGATAGTAGCGCAGCATTGTATCTATGAAGATAATATCCTGGGCGTTGTCAAAGTCATCAACCCCGGCCTCCTCTAAAGTTTTTTTATCTCAGCCTCCTTTACCTTCAAGACCTCATCCATCTTAGCAACTACTGCCATGAAGAGTTCATCATCGGTTTTGATTTCCTCATCACCAGCAACCCAGAGTTGCTTCAACATGACTTCGCTCATCTTGATAGGGTCTTTGATTACGCTGGCATAGCTCAGGTCTTGACGTGTAGGCTTATGCAACACACAAGACTTGCCCTCTACGCTGATTTCAAACAAATCACCGTGTGTGGCTTTCCACTTATTGATATCTTCTTTTGAATAATTCATATCTTCGATATTTGATTGTTAATAACTCTTCTGGTCAATGTAGATGAATGGTAGAGACTTTTCTTGGAACTTGTCACCTTGCTTCCATTCTGTCTGATCTTCCGTCAACTCCACACCTTTGAGAATGTCTGTTGTGATAGGATCACCGTTTTCAGGATTTCCGTAAGCCACAACGATATCAAAGCTCATATTGAGGAGATTGCCTAAAGCAGCACTCTTCAAAGCTTGGTACTCACTCTGCAGTAATGTCAGTTCACCACTGTAATCTATATTGCCATGCTGAATACCGTGAGGCTTGTTGCCTTTGGCATACAGCAGTTCTTTCTCTTGCTTCGAGCCATATTTCACGCCTCGAATTCCAGTTACAGGCCTACCTGCAACAACTACGGTCACATCTGACCAGCCGTATTCTTTAGTATTTACCATGTCTATACTGTTGTTACTTGGAAACCAAGGTTGACATCAACATAGCGTGCATAACCGAATGGACGAACCTTCAATGTCATTTCAACCTTTGAAGTCGCAACCACATTCTGTTTTGGATCTATGTAACAAGAACAACCTTCGCCGTTATTACCGGCACTCAACTCTCCTGCAGCGGTCATAGAACGATTAATAGCGTTTTCTACAGTCTGCTGCCAGCTTGTAATAACCCCTGTCTGCATTGTGCCGTCAGAATTGATTTCCAACTCATCCAGCATCATATCCAACAGAGTGTTATAGGCAATACGATAAGCCTTATCAATGACACGGCGGTTTGACAGATGAGCATAATCATCAGTCTCAACACACGCCAGTCGGTCGTCGGCAAAGAAGTAACCACTGCGTCCAACATACTTTCGTGCTGTGATATAACCCTTATCGTGAATAGAAGAGATAACTTCGCTATCCTCTTCTACCTTCTTCTTGCCAACATAGAGCAGAGTTGTTTTCAATGCTCCATTCTTGACACGACCAATATTACGCTGTACAGGAAGGCTTGCTAAGCGACCTGCTAAAGTTCCAACACATGCACCCTGTGAGTCAACTTCCGTATCACCCAATAGAACACCGACACGATTGTACGTCTCATTGCTAAGGTCTTTCAGTGTTGTACCTGTATAGCCACGTCCTTCCAAGATGAAGAATAAAGGAGCATAAAGGTCAGCTGTTGACCATTCTGCTGTCTGCTGTGCCTTTGCTAACGCCGTAAATACGTCTGCCTCTAAACCATCAGTTGCTGCAGCTTTTGTTGTATTGTCACGTGCAACGAAGATTCCACGCAATGCTCCATTCTGGCTAACAATGAGTTTCTTCACTGCTCCAGTCTGGCGGTCGCAGAGTTCCGTCATGGTCTTAGCCTTGTCAACTCCGAAGATCACCAGCTTTGTTCCATTCTCTGCTTCTGTATAGAAGTCTGAGATATGCTTGTAAAGTCTGGCGTTATTCGCTGCAGTGATGCCAAGTGCTGTCAAACTGTCTACACTCTGAATGGTATAAGCACGATCCAGAGCGAATGTGTCATTAACAGCAGTCGCACTACACACCAAGGCGAACAGGCCGTCGGGACTTTCCCCGACGGTGCCCAGTAGGCCATTCATGTATCTAATTCTAATTCTCGGTAACATAACTCACAAGTTAAGCGGTTAAAGATTCTGCGAGAAGGTAGACACCCTTCTTGTCGTAGCGACGAACACAGCCACCAGTACGGAGCAAGAAAGAGTAGATATCACCATAGTACAGAGGATTATCTGTTGAGTCAAACATCTTGACCTCACCCATAGCACGGCTAACAGAATTCTCGTGCCAAGCAAGAGCAGCTGCAAGTTCATCTGCGGCACCTTGGTTATCCCAGCCAAGAACCTTCTTTGTGCCGTTATTAAGGCGAAGAACTCGACTTCTCTTCATGATGTTGAAGCCATAGAGATTTCCAAGGATACCCTTCTGCTGGTCAGCAGAGTTAAGGAACATAAACTGGTCCTTTTCTGCAAGGTCTGCTAACAAGTCAGCATACATAAACGCGTCAAGTAAGAGGTAGCGTCCCTGCTCTGGAACATTGTCTGCATCCATAGCAGTCATAAGCTTACGAACATCTGCCTTACAGATAGACTTGCGCATACCTGTAGCAACAGACGATGTATGAGCTGTGGTTTTGCTTGTACCTGACGTACTGATGATGTTTTTAGTATCGACACCCTGACCCCAACGATCAAGCAAATTGAGATGAGCAGCCTCTTGCAACTGAGCGCGGTCATTGCTCAAGATAGAGTTACGCTTGTTATAGCTAAGCTCCACCATGTCGATATTTGGAATGTACACTGGGTCAGTTGTCAGCTCGTCCATATTGTACTCAAGATCGTTGTCAGTACGTTGCTTGCTTGTAGCAGGCTTCTGTGTGCGGTTTCTCTCTACGTTTGAAGGAGCACCAGCGTTAGGAATGTGTACCTTGTGGTTCTCAACAAACACAGAGTCGTCAACACTCTTAGAAGCAAAGGAATTGTCAGGGTAGAAGTTCTCTACGATGTCGGATTGCCAGATTTCTTTGTTTAATGCCATAGTTTCTTATCTTTTAAATTTGTATTGTATTTCTTACTCTCGGTAATCTACACCGAACTTCTCCTTGAACTTGGCTGCAAAAAGGTCCTTGTTCTGACTCTTCAAGTCGCCAAGGCGTCCAGCCTTGTCAAGTTCGTCCCAAGTCTTATTGGTGAAACTGTCACCACCAGTACCATCTGGATTGATGTACGAAGCAGCACGAGGCTTAGGCGTCTGCTTGATGCTGTTCAAGAGTTCTTCTGTAGTAACACGGTCTGCAGCCATAAGCTTAACATAGTGTGCTTTCTGCTCTACTGTAATACGACCGTCAATGATAGCCTTGTCAATGATAGCCTCCTGCTCTTTTGCTTCAGATAACTGAAGCTGCTGTTTGTACTCAGCATTGGCTGTTTCAAGTGCATCTACCTTAGTAGCCTTGTTTGCCAACTCTCTGACTTTGTTCACAATTGCAGCCTCATCATTGATATTGCTAAATGATGGGATGCTCTTTAATTGGTCTATTAATGCCATGTTTTGATAGTTTTTTGGTTGATTAGTCAACCTGTTATTGAAATATTGATATATCTCTTCATGAGTTTTAGGTGCTGGTTCACCATCATCCTGCATATCATACACTCCATCTGCAAGTTTCATCTCAACTGCTTCTTGTGCACTTATCCAGTGGTCAACCTCGTCAAAAAACTTTGTTAACACATCTTCTGTGCTCATTCCACAGCGTGCAGCAATCATACCTGCAAGGTTACGTTCAAGTTCCTCCATTACTGTAGCCATTCTACGCAGATCTGAAGCATTGCCACACGTACCTCCACTTACGCTATGAAGCATGAGCTTAGCATACGGACTCATATAGAGAGGTTTGCCACAGAGAGCAATAATAGCAGCAATACTGGCAGCAACACCATCAACATATATATTAATGTCTGCCGTGGATGTACGAAGAGCATTGTAAATGGCTATTCCGCTAAAAACATCACCACCATTGCTATTGATGCGGACATCAATCTTGTCATACTGACTTTGCAAGGCAAGTAGCTCACTGACCACTCGTCCACTGTCCACAGGCTGACCATTACCGACCTCTCCATATAAGAGGATAGCTACGGTTCCATTACCAGGTATAATGTTGAAAAAGTTTGAACTCATTATTTCAATTTTTGATGCAAATATCATGTTTTTTCTGGGAGTGACAAAATCGTAAATTCATAGCACAAACAGCTGATTTTATGGTGCAAACAGACAGTGCTGTTATAAATAATGGATTTCAAAAAGTCCATAAAATATAAGATATTTGCAAAAGATTTAGGCAATATGACAAAGACGAATATAGACAAAAAAGGCATTGCAAAGTCTCTCTACATGGAGGGAAGTTGCACACAAGAGGAGATAGCTGCAAAAGTAGGAACTACAAGGCAAACTGTCTCTCGCTGGGTGCGTGAAGGAGGTTGGGAGGAACTTAAAGCTTCATTTACGATTACACCTGACCAGATTATAGCACAGTTCCAGCGACAGATTGTTGAAATCAACAACAATATTCAAAATCGTGAAGAAGGTAAGAGGTTTGCTACAGCACAGGAGGCCGATGCGCTTGCTAAGCTCGCTGGTGCTGTCAAAAAGTTAGAAAGTGATGTTGGTGTTGCAGACTGCATCAGTGTCGCTATGCGCTTTCTGTCTTGGCTACGTCCTCTTGATATTGATGCAGCTAAGCAGTTTAACAACCTCTTTGATGCGTTCATCAAGGACCAAATGGCAAAAGCAAAATGACACAGGAAGAAAGAATTGCATTAAGGAACTGGGAAGAGTTCCATAAATCATTCATCTCTGACATGCCTGTTGAGAATGGGCTGTCAAGACGTGACATTGAACGCAGACGAAAGGAACTGGAACAAGACCCTATTAAATGGATTCAGTATTTCTTTCCCAAGTATGCTAAATATGAATTTGCACCTTTTCACGTACGTGCTATTCGTCGTATTATTGAACACGATGAATGGTACGAAGTGCTTTCATGGAGTCGTGAGCTGGCAAAGTCTACTGTATCTATGTTTGTCTTGATGTATCTTGCGCTCACTGGGCGTAAGAAGTTCATCGTGTTAGCTTCAGCAACTATAACTTCAGCAACACGTTTACTTACACCTTTCAGACTTAATTTTGAGAACAACCCACGTATTAAGCAATTTTATGGCATTCAACAGCTTGTAGGGCAATGGACGGAAACAGACTTCACATGTCGCTGTGGTGCTAAGTTCGTTGCACTTGGTGCTGGTAGTGCCCCACGTGGTGCAAGAAATGAAGCTGTTCGCCCTGATGTCATCTATCTTGATGACTATGACACTGATGAAGATTGTCGTAACCCTGAAACTCTTAAAAAGAAGTGGGATTGGTTTGAAGGTGCACTCTATCCAACACGTTCTATCTCTGAGCCAACTCTGATACTTTGGTGTGGTAATATCATTGCAAAAGACTGTTGTATTGCACGTGCTGGAGCAATAGCAAAGAACTGGGATATTGTTAACATCCGAGATAAGAGTGGAAAATCTACTTGGCCTGCAAAAAACACAGAGGAGCAGATTAATACTGTTCTTGCTGGTATATCTGCAAGAGCCGTACAAGCAGAGTACTTCAATAATCCTGTTTCAGAAGGTAAGATTTTCCGTAATCTTCCATTCGGAAAAGTCCCAGCTTTGTCTAAATTTAAGTTTCTTATTGGATATGGTGACCCTGCGTATTCTGACAGTAAAAAGAAAGCGTCGTCAACAAAGTCTCTTTGGCTTATTGGCAAGTACAAAGGTGTCTACTACATTATCAAAGGTTTTTTAGGTCACGAGACAAATGCCAATTTCATTGGCTGGTACTTTGAGCTTGCTAAGTATGTAGGAGGCAAGGCTACGGTTTATTGGTATATAGAGAACAATAAACTACAAGACCCATTCTACGAACAGGTCTTCAAACCACTTCTACGTGAGGAACAGCAGCGTCATAATACAAGTCTCTTTATTCGTGGCGACAGCCGAAAGAAAGCAGACAAAGCGACACGTATCGAAGCCAACCTTGAACCAATTGACCGTAATTGTCAATGGGTATTCAACGAAGAAGAAAAAGATAATCCTATGATGCAGGAACTTATCAACCAGTGCAAACTCTTTGAACTTAACTTGCCATACCCTGCTGATGGACCTGACTCTCTTGAAGGTGGAATTACAATGTTAGATGAGAAGATGGCAGAGGTTGAGCCAACTATAACTATTAGTTTTCATACAATGGATGAGCAGAACCCTTATAAGATGTGATTATGAATAACTTTATCAATATAGAAGACTACGATGCAAGTATTCACCGCGAGATACTTGATGCGCTGCTGCGTAAAGAAAGTCCAACTTATGATCCTCAGATAGTTGAGATATGTGAGGATAGAGCGGTAAGTGAAATGCGAGGATATCTGAACAAGATTTATGATTGTAACGCTATCTTTTCCGCAAGAGGGGAAGACAGGCACCCTCTCATTCTTATGTTTGCACTTGATATAGCTATCTATCACATCTTTACACAACACAACCCTTATAAGATTGCGAAGATACGCCAGGACAGATATGAACGTGCTATAGAATGGCTGAAAGGTGTAATGGGAGGAGACGTAACGATTGACGGTGCTCCATTGATGCCTGAAGATGAACTTAAAAATAATAGTCGTTGGCAGATACAAGCTGACGGCTTAAGACCAACATTGCTATGAACAGAAAAAAGAAAAATAGCCCTAAGCAAGGCAAAATAATTCAAGGTGGAATGCTCGTTCCACAAGGGATGAGACAGCCAGACATCGTTCTACAGATGCCTGAGATATTCATGTTTGACATGAATGCGTATATGCAATCTGTTAAGGCTGCAAAGGGAATAGACTTCTCCAATAGAGCACGTCTGTACGATATGTATGACAGTGCTTCTCTTGACCTTCACCTGTCTGGAGTCATTGCAAAACGTATGCGGGGTGTTACGAAGATTCCTATTGAGTTTAGAAGAAATGGTGTACCTGATGATGAAATCAACAAGCAGATAAAATCACCTTGGTTTAAACAGCTGAGGAAAGACCTTGTTATGTCAGAGTTCTGGGGTTTCACACTTGTACAGTTCTATCGCAATGATGAAGGTAATATCCGTTATGACCTTATTAATCGCAAGCACTATGACCCTATACATCGTAAGCTGCTCAAGTATCAAGGTTCAATGGATGGCGTGCCTATTGATGACTTCCCTGATATGCTTTTCGTTGGGAGCGAACGTGACCTTGGTATTTATGCAGAACTTCTACCTGCTGTACTCTACAAGCGTGGAGATATGTCTGACTGGGCACAGTTCTGTAATATATTCGGTATGCCTGTTCGTGAGTACACTTACGATGCAGGAGATGAGGAAGCACGCCGTCGTGTCATTGATGATGCACGTCGACAGGGTGCAAACGCAGCATACATTCATCCAAAAGAAAGCGAACTGAAACTTGTAGAGGCTGGTAATAAGACTGGTTCCAGCGACCTTTATAGAACTTTTGCTGAGTACTGGGACTCAAAGATGTCTATACGTGTGCTGGGAAACACGCTCACCACAGACGCAAAGTCAACAGGAACGCAGGCACTCGGTTCTGTACACAAGGAGGAAGAGGACGAGATGAACTCTGATGATCGTGATTTCATTCTTGATATCCTTAATTATGATATGCGACCTATTTTCGCCTCACTTGGCTTCAATGTGGAAGGTGGTGAATTCGTCTATGCGAAGAAAGACAAGATTAACCCAGCTCAGCAGATAGACATCGTTCAAAAGCTATCGTCAATGGGTCTTCCGATTGATGACGACTACCTCTATGAAACATTCTGTGTAGCTAAGCCTGATAACTACAAGCAGCTGAAGGAGGAGAAAGAGGCTGCAAAGGTTGCATTCAGAGAGCAACTTGGTTTACAGGTTAATGAGGATGACAAAAAGAAGCAAGACAAAAACACTGATAAAACAGCGTTCAAACAGCATTTGAAAAGTTTTTTCGGACTCGCCCCAGACAAAGGGGCGCACTTCTGATTGATACGCTCTATTATGGTGAGCATTGCTCTTGCTCTGGGCATAGTCATTTCCACAACGAAAGTCCAGCTATCTCGTTTAATGTTGTGCAGGCTTTTCTACAAAGAATCCATAACAAGCCTGAATTAGCTGAAGGCATTGATCCTGGATTATGGTCGGCTGTTGTTAAAGTTATCAATGAGGCGACTGTGGAGGGACTTTCACAGAGCAATACCACAAGTACACATGATGAGGAGTTTTATCGTGCTCTGCGCCATTCTAATGAGGTCTTTGCTGCATTCAAAGTACATTCATTGGCTGGAGAGGTCGCAAATAAATTGCTGGACAGTGACGGTAAACTGAAACCCTTTAGTCAATGGGCTGACGATGTAAAGGGAATCACCTCGCATCACGTCGGTGCGTGGCTTCGTACAGAGTATGACACTGCGGTTATCCGTGCACACAACGCAGCAGACTGGCGTGAGTTTGAACGTAACAAGGATATCCTGCCTAACTTGCAATGGATGCCAACAACATCACCAAGCCCTGAAGGGAGTCATCGCAACTATTGGACAGCAAAACTTACCCTGCCTATTGATGATCCTTTTTGGAACACGCACCACCCTGGCGACCGATGGAACTGCAAGTGCTCACTTGAAGCTACTGATGATCCTGTAAATCGTCCTGCAGATATGGATGCTCCTCTGCCACAAAAAGGACTTGAAAACAACCCGGGTAAAGATAGGCATATATTCAACGACACTCATCCGTATTTCCCAGACAAGTGTAGTCAATGCTCTTTTTATAAGCCTGGCATAAAAGGGCGAATTACGACACTCTTCATGAATAGAAAAAAGGATTGTTATAATTGTCCTTATATAGATGCTGCCATTCCATCTGAACAAAGAGAACAGAGGCTAAAAGAATATCTCGAATACAAAGACAACCCCTTATATAAAGATGTAGAGTTTGATACCAATAGTTCTGGACTTAAAGCGACACATATTGAACATAGCTTTGATAAGAAAAAAGGATGGTATGAGACAACTGTTCAAGAGGTTGGCTTTCAGAATGGGCATAAAGTAGTTCTGGAAAAGGAGGACCATACTGTATTATTTAAGAAGAATACAGAAGGTACTTGGGATAATATGTTATTTGAAATCGCTGGTGCAGAAACGGGTACTTCAAATAACATCCGACAAGCTTTGAAACATTGTGCATCGAAGCCTAATACAGAAGTCGCAGTATTGCTATTCCCAAATGATAATTTTAATTATTCCATCTTTGAAGAAGGATATAATAAATTTTATGGACTGAGAGGAACTTCACAATATCGAAAGTTTAAAGTGATATATTGTCTCAATAATAAGGGAATATTGCTAATAAAAAAACCAGAGTAAACACTCTGGCTGGAATGGAGGACGTGTCCTAATAGGGATTAAACGCTCCCTCCACACCGCAAATGTAGATATTTATTTTCATTCCACAAAATAAAAAACGAGGAAAATTATATTATGGATGCAAAAGAAATAGAAAGGCGTATCTCACGTGTAAAAGATGAAATACAAAAGGAGGTGACGGATAGACTTCCTCGAAAGGTTGGTGTCGTGGCTGCAAACCACTTCAAGCAGAACTTCCGAGATGGTGGCTTCACGGATGGAGGAGTTCACCAATGGAAACGTACGAAACGGCAGGACGGCAATACGAAGGATGCAAAGTATTCTCCTCTTACCTCTCGACGCAACCATCTTATGCGTTCAATTGAGAGCGAACCATCACCTGGGCAAGTTACAATATCCAATCCTGTACCTTACGCAGCTGTTCACAACGAGGGTGGTACGATCAATACGCATCCAACTATTACAAAACGTATGCGGCGTATGGCGTGGGCTAAGGTGTATGCGCTGTCAGGCGTGAAAGGTAAGGGGAAACTTCCAAAAGACTTACCTTCTGGAGCTAAGATGTGGAAGGCTCTCGCACTCACGAAAAAGACAAAGCTTAATATTACAGCTCGCATTCCACGACGTCAGTTCATTGGTGATAGCCGTGAGCTGACAGCAAAGATTAACAAGATGCTTGATGAGAGCATAGAGAAAATCAAAGAACTTGTAAGTAGAACATAATTATGGAACAGACACTCTGCCAACTGATAGACTTTATCAAAGAGAAAATGCCGTCGCTGTCAGTAATTGACGAAGACTACGGGCAACTTGAAAACATAGAGGACGAGGATACTGATATGTACCCGCTGACGTTCCCTGCAGTACTCATAGAAGAGGCGCAGACTGAATGGAGCGATATAGGACAGCTTACACAGAAAGGAACCTGTAAGCTCCGTATTCGGCTCATCATAGATTGTTATGATGATACGCACGCTACGAGTGGAACTACGCAGGCTGTCAGAGAGCGTAATGAAATGCGCCACCAGTTGCATAAGTTACTGCAAGGTGCCTGTCTTGGCACAGACGCTCCTTTGATACGCAAGTCTTCCAAGTTCTTTACTTGGAAGCACGGAATAAAAGTGTATGAGATGATGTACGAGTGTACAGTATCAGAAATGGTTAAGGAAACAAGGACGGTTCAGAAACCTTCTTTACGCGTGAAGATGGGCGTGAAGGTGTAACACGAAAGCCTGTGAAGAGCGGTGCTTTCATCTGTTTTCCATCTACCGTCTCACCACGTTTAATCATATCACGAATGATATGTAGCACACGGCTTTCAGACAGATAAAACTCTTCATTTGAAAGTATGCGGATAGTATCATCGAAACGGAGGCGTCGTTCCTCCGTCCAGTAGAAGTAACGCTCAAACAACCTTCTGTTGCGTGCTTCTATCAGTTTACTATCCCTTCCTTTACTCATATCTGCAAAATTAACAAATAATCATCTTATTTGCAAGTATTTACACCTTTTTATCTGCTTACTACAAATAAAAACCGCCCAAATGTGTGTTCGTACACATTAATGGGCGGTTTTATTCTTAAACAGGAGTTAGTTAATGATTTTTATCTTATAACCTACAGAAGCTTGGTTCTACACGTTCCCAGACATTGGTCTTTGGATTCTTCTGATAGAAGTAGTAGTTGATAGCGTTCTTCTGTACTACATTCGCCTCTTTGAAAAGCGTCATAATCTCTGAATACTCACTATCGAACTTATCCTCCAGCTCATACAGTTTAGAGATGCTCTTGTAGTCGAGGTCGCCAGCCTTATTGCGCTCAAGCAGCGTCATTGCCATCTGATACATTGGATCGTCCGACCCTTTCTCGCTTTGCTTCATATAACGCTTAAGGTAGTCGATTAGACGCTCTGCTGCAAGGTCTGCACGCTCGTCAAAGCCTTTCACCTTATTACTTGAGATTTCAAGGCGAAAATCGCCGTCAGTAATCGTGTAGCTTCGCTGGTCTGTCTTGCGAACCTGACCATAATCACGCATCACACTTACGAAGCTCTCAACTTCACCCTGTAGCCAGTCGTGGAATCCACGCACGTCAGTCACGATACGTGTTAAGCGTTGCCACACATCGTGCATCATCTCCGCACGCAGCCCCTCGTAGGTCTCACGCCGCTCGATGCGACTCTGCTTTTCTTCGTCTTGCAACTCAGCAAGTAGCTTCGCACGCTCTTCCTTGCTCAAATTCTTAATGTTTACCATATTATTCTGTTTTTTGTTTTCGGATGATCATTCTTATTTTTGTGTTTAAAGCATTGAGATCATCCACTGTCAACGCTCTAAATGTTTTTCCTGCTATACGTGGGTCTTTACAGAAAGCATCCACACGGTTCCAATCTGTCGTATCTATGCCGTATATCTGCAACTGATGTAGAACTCCGCTACGTGCCTTGCGTAGGATGTCATACTGCTTACGTCTTCGCTCGTCATAGCCCGTAATATCCTCCATCTGCCTGCACATCGAATCATACTCTTTTGCTGACATCTGATGAAGGTGTACTGTTCTGTTTTGTGTGAACTGATAGACCAGCGTTTCCTTGTCAGCACCAGGCATTTTCTTTAGCAGGGTATAAAACCTTGCGTAGTTCCTGTTCGCTCCCATAGCTTTTCCTCCTTCCAATCTTTATATGCCTTACGACCAGAAGCTACAGCCTCTGTAAGATCATCGCTAAGGTCACTTTGACCGAACAAAGGTATGCCGTGTACGCTCACATATAGCTCACCATTAAATTCCATTACTTGTACGGCTTCACGTGCCTCTGCGTCGAGCCGTGCCTGTCGTTTGTTCTGCATTCTGTCGGCACGTTCCTCATGCCATGTTTGCAATCTCTTCTTGAGCTTGTCTAAAAATGTTGCCATAATCTTTTTTGTTTTAGTTGACAAGTTTACGGGTTTACAAGTTGACATGTTAATCGTACTGATAACTTGTTTACTCATTCACTCGTCTACTCGTTTACTTACTGATATAATATGTTTGAATTAATTTTCCGTTTCGTTTGATAAGCAGTTGGGTCTGACCATCTTCTCTCATAAGATAGGTGCTTATATCGCTTTTCACTGCTATGTCTTTACGAACATACAACTTAGATATGAACCAGTCTATAAAGTCTTTCAACTGCTTCCACTCCTCTTCAGTATCTTCTATCCCTCGTATAGAGTATGTATTACTGATAGCCATCTGTAGCTTTAACAGCCACATTGGTTTATCATTCGGACATACAGACTTATATCTTAACATTTCCATAACTACTCTTTTGAAGCCCTCCACTCAACTTTAACTACTGCATTAAGTCGCCCACTCCCGTTACACACGGGGCATTCCTTTTTATACCGCTCTTGACACTCATCTTCCATCCAGTGATAACCGTTGCCTTGACAATATGGGCACGTATGGTCTCGGCTCTTAATAGTTTCCGTCATTCGCCCACCAGGAATCATTCGCCCAGGGGCTATTTCTAAGATTCGTTTCTCCTTACTCATAGTTTTATTGTAACTCTAATTGAACATTAAAATGATACTCCCTGCAAAGCCTTTTCACCTGTACTACATCGAACGGCTCTTTGTCAAAAGCGAAGAAGATTGTGCGTTCTCGTGTAAGTACTCTCACTCCTTTCTTTCGTAGCTTGTACAACAGGTTGTCTCGCTTGCTTGCCATAGCTTTTACTCTTTTGTTTCACCCCAGTATATATCTGCTCGCTCTTTCCATATCGTGTAATAGCCAAGGTTGCCAAAATAGCGTCCCTTACTGATTGCTCTGTAACCTTCCACCCATATCTTCAGTGCTGCATCAAACATAACGCTCACTGCCGTGCGACCTGAAGGCTTGTTGCCGTCTGCCTGACTGATAAAAATGAGCAGCTTATCACGATGGCGAGCCTTGAATTCCTGATACTCCTTAAAGCTCATCTGTGTGTACTGAAAACTATCAATGACCACTATATCGGGGCTTTTGCGTTTCTTAAGACGTGCATCAAGGTCTTCCATACTTTCGCTAATAAGGATAAACCGCCGTGCAACGTCCTGCATACCAGCTTTCATAAGCGTATTCTTCATTGTCAGAGAGAAACCTTCCTCTAAGGAATTGTAGGCAACCCTTCCATACTTAGCTAACTCTTTACAGAGCTTCATTGTAAAACTGGTCTTGCCGCTTCCACTTCGCCCCCAGATAAACCATACACCTCCTCGCTCTGGTGCTCCGAAGGCATCTGCCCAGTCGCCTTCAAATGGATAGGTTTCTTTCTTCATACGTAGCATATCGGTTACTGACATTGCTCTATTCATCACCTTTAGCTTTATGGTTTGAATTTCGTTTGGTACTCAAACACTGTTTTACCACTGTTTGAGCTCCCCTCCCTTCGGAGGGGCTGGGGGAGGCTTTAGCTATTAACTTCACTCTATGAATACTCTTCTTCACACGGCGCAGGTCAAACTCATATTCTTCAGAGTCTCTCACCACTTCCGATATACGTGCTTTATCCGTCACTCCATTTGCCACACAAACAGCATAGACATCGTGAGCACCTGTACGCTCAAGCTCAAAGAATTTGCGGCCGATACGTGAATGAATCTCGTTGTACCCACACTTGTTGTAACGCAGCCCCATTGTCATGCGACGCTTGATATAGCTTGTAGAGAAGAAGACGATACCACACTTATCCTCTAATCTGTTGTATAAGTCAATGAAGTAGTGAAATACACGCTCTGGCAACTTGTCCGCCTCGTCAAAGAGTAACAGCGGTGCTTTCATCTGAATAAGGTCATCAATGATTCTGTCGAGCAGCTCTCTGATGCTGTAACCTTCTGTCTTCTGACCGATACGGCGTGCAATCTCACGAATGAAGTCGCTTTTCTTCATATCTTCTGAACAGAGAATATAAAACACCTCGTTATGTTCACCTGCATACAGCTTAGCTGTAGTTGTCTTTCCGCAGCCTGCTTCACCAACTACCCACGTAACATTCTTGACTGTTTGAGCATCGTTCATTACGAATACCATCTCTTGAAAGGCTTTCGTCTCAACGACTTGCCAGTCTGTACCAGTAGTAGTTCCCAACTGCGATGCGAGGTTGCGCCACATATCATCTGATATGTTTTCCCACTTGCCTTGCAGGATGCTGCTCACTGTTGCGCTACTTGTTCCTGTAAGGCTCTGTGCTGCCTTATTCTGACTTGGATACTTGCTGACATATTGTTTCAAGCTCTCCTGTATCTGTCCTTTTTCGTTCTTTGTTAGTTTCATATTGTTGTTCTTTTATTAATTGTTCTTGTTCAGTGAGGCAATGCCTCGCTGTTTATAATTACCTTATCACTTTTAAAGCCTAAGTGACCCACTTTTGATGCGTAAGTGAATGACTTATCATCGGCTTCTTTATAGTTTTCCTGCCGTTGCTGCCATATCAACTACAGTCGTCTCAACCTCTGCCCAGTCCTCAAGGCTAACTTGCTTTGTCTTCCGTCCTATCTTATACTCTTCAGGAGACTTGCTATAGATGCCTGTACGGCGTTCTATCTGTCTGCGTTCGGCTGCTGTCATTCCCTTAGGTTTTGGACTGCGTAAGCCGTGCTGCTCTGGCATTACGCCGTGAGCCTTTTCAATCTCACGTCCAGCAACTGTTCGCTCAATGCGGTCAGTGGTATTGGCTGCCTGTTCCTGCCTGATGAATGCTGCTTCGCCTTCAGTCTGCTCTTGTATCGCACGATGTATCACAACGTAAGGTTCTGCTACTCGTTCAAACCTCAGACTGCCGTCAGCTTCCTTCTTATAGAGGCGGATACTTCCGAAGTCGTAAGGATCATACTTGACAACGAACCGCTCGTAAGTGTGCTGTCTACGCCACTCGTGGTCTGGCACGCCTGGTTCGCTCATCACTTCATATTGTCGTTTCTCCTTCTTAATCGTCACGCTGATACCTTGGTCGGTGAAGGTACTCATACGCTTAGCTGTCACCCAGAACATATCTACCATATCGTGTGCAGTAACCTGCTGAGTTTCCTCATTCACGCTGCTGTCGTAGGCTTCCTGACGACTCTTGCCGTATGCAGGGTGCGCCATCTCGTTCCACTCCTTTGTAGCCTTTGCGTAAGCATCCTTTAGTTCCTCAAGCGTATAGAGTGAGTCTTTATTCGCCTCAATAAATTCAAGGTTCGGACGGCTCGACATCTTCTTTGCTGTGATGTTCTGACCTGTGAAACGCCAATCCTTATGCAGCACTTGCTGCTGAAAGCGACCGAACACTGCCTCAATGGTCTTCGATTCGCCGTTATAAGGTTGCGTGGTCCTATGCACGTGACAAAGCTTCTTAAACAGACCGTCAGCATCCAGTTTCTTATGTCCGCCTTGGTTGTCGTGAACAATCTCGTAAGGCTTGTGCTTGCTTGTCTGAATTGCCATACGATATGCGAGATATTGCGCCTCGTAATCCTCACTATCGCTGATATGCCAGCCAAGCATCACCTCACTCATCGCATCAATGACTACATAGGCCTGCGTGGTGCGTACCTTGCCGTTCTCGTCCTGATAGTAGAGGTTCAGCTTCGTTCCATCACCATACCACAGCGCATCACGCTTCGTTGGCAAGGCAGTGCGATGCTTACGTCCGAACTTCTGTCGTGCTGCCTGCTCACCATACACAGCATCGTACCATAGTGGCATTATCGCAGCACTGTTCAGCCATCGTTTCATACCGCTAAGGCTTTTCAGTGGCTTCCAGACGTTTGCTTCCGCCTGGCGGTTTGCCTCTTCAAAGAGCTGCGCATCAGTGTAGACAGGAACCCTGCAACGCTTCAATGCAATGAGTAGCTGTCCGAACTCGTCTGTTATCTTCTGTGTGTTCTTGTTTCCAACCTTACCGCTGATAAGACTCTTGTAGCCATCTGCCTTAAAAGCCTTAATCTTTGCTTTCAGTCGTGCTTCATTTTGTGGAAGGGTGTGCTGATACTCTTCACGCATAGCTTCAGAACTCTGATAGATTACCTCCCAAGCTCCTGCAGTGCTGCCGTTCAAGCTTTGACGAATAGCTCTACGCTGTGCCATCATCTTCAACAGCTCTCTCAGTACACTTGCATTAATGGTGTACTCTTCAATGAGCTTCTCTGTCAGATGTTCCTGTTTGCCGTTCTTCTCATAGGTGAAGTTTTCAAAGAACTCACGTGCCTCGCTGTCCAGCTTGATGCGGTCACGCATCATCGCTTCCTTCATTCGCTGCTCTGGATCACCGTATCGTTCCATATACCGAGCCTTGTATTTCTGAGGAATGGAACTCCATGCGTAGAGTGCCTGACCGCCCTCGCCACCTCCACGGTGTACGCTGACGATATTTCCACGAGTCACATTCTTTAGAAGTGTTCCGCCAGTAATGACAGCATTACTACCCCCTGTCAGTTCCGCGTAGGTTACGCACAATATCTTATTGAAATACTCCATTCCATTTCAATGTTATAGGCTCATCGCCCAACTCTGTATTCCGTCAAGCTCACTCACACCTGGGTTATCCCAACTACGCTGAAGCTCGCCTTTCTTATATACAGCCACCAATCCAGTGCAGCGTGTGTCAACTTCCAGTAAAACATCGTGTGGAAAATACTGACGCATACGTCCATCTGCAGAATGTATAGTTTCAATCTCAGGACCAATATTAAGCACTACACCACCTTTCTGCAGCGCAAGGTTCCTGATGCGCTTTGCTAAATCACTCTGACCACGCTTCTCGTCAAAGTTCAGCGCATACCATACCATCGTTCCTGTTACATCGAAAGCCTGCTGCAGGAAATCCCGCGTCTCTTTCGTTACTTCAATTACTCTTTTGAATTCCATAATTATCTGTTATTACTTGTTTTCCTTGATTATATTTACTAACTTTACGACCTGTTAAAACTTTCACACTATGCAATTAGAACATAATATCCGCTACAAGGCACACTATTCTATCATTGTCGAAACACCTGACCATCACTTGTGCATTGATACCTATAACCGATTTAAATATCTGATAAGAGCTTTCAATACTCCATATCTGGGACAGTTCCACACTTCTGAGTCAAAATCTGCTCGGAAAGGAGACGTGCTCAAAAGAGAACTGCAAATTAATCACACGGCTTATGTTACTGACATTCTGTTGTTCAGGCAAGCATTGGATTATATCATGTCTGACTATCAATATCCAAACTCCCCTGTCAAAGTCTTATTCTACAGGGCCGAAATTATAACTGAAGAAAGAACTTTCGAAGTCCTCTAATGCGTCCGATATACCCTCAAAGCAAATACATACCTTTGTTGTTGAGGGTATCTCTGTGTCCATTTCTTTCAGAGCCTTTTTAGCGTGTCTGATGATGTCGTTCATTGATTTTTTCAATGACTCTACGTCAAAATCCTCTAAAACGATTTTACCCTCAGCTTCGTCCGAACTTCCAAGTGGGCGTGTAAACGTCTGAAACTTTTTTGTTGCCATAATCCGTTATTTTAATTTGTTCTACATTTGCTAATCTCGCCTTTTTTTCGTATTTTTGGCGCGCTGTTAAAAAATTAACACGCTGCAAAGATAAAGCACATTTTGCAAAATGCAAAATATTTAGAGAATTATTTTTCGCAAAACGCAAATTTATGACAAAAAAAGAGAGATTAGAGGCACTGATTGCCCATTATAGCGATGGTAAACCTACTCGCTTTGCCAAATATATAGGTGTTGCAGCCTCGACTATAAGCACGTGGATAGCACGCGATAGCTTTGATTACGACTTACTATTTGCAAAATGCGAAATGATTTCCCCCGAGTGGCTCCTCACAGGCAAGGGTCCCATGCTCAAGTCCACAATACAAGAGCCACAAGTAAAGGTGAAGCCTATACACCAACCTCGCAGCATAGAGAAAAAAGAAGATACGCAAGTAGTATATCTCTATGATTTTGAAGCTACTGCAGGACTAAAGGCTCTATTTGCTAACAACAAGCAGAACATCATTGACACTATCAAGATTCCCAATCTTCCCAAGTGCGATGGTGCGATTCGTATAGTGGGTGACTCTATGTATCCTTTGCTGAAGTCTGGTGATATCATCTTATATAAGCAGCAGTCGCCCGACATGAATAATCTGCTCTATGGGGAAATGTACCTTCTCTCCTATGACATTGATGGAGAAGACTATATCGTGGTAAAGTACATCCGCAAGTCCGAAAAGGGCGAACCATTTGTTACGCTCGGATCAGAGAATTCTGCCTATGCGGCAAGAGACATTGACTTCCGTCGCATCACAGCGCTTGCCCTCGTCAAGGCTTCCGTACGCATTAATTGTATCATCTGATTGACATTATACATTATGATAGACCCAGAGAAGACCGAACTTGAAGAGTTCTTGAAAGAATATACCAAAGCACGTCGAAACGCAGTGTTCTTTGTTGAGAACTATTGGAACAAGCTACATCCTGATAACCCCATCATACTCACAGATGATGAGAAGCAACAGCTTTATAAAAGATTTAGAATGGCTCCGTTAGTTCATGATATTGTAGCCTATACAAAACGCTTGGAAGAACTGCGAGCAAAGGGCTACAAAGATTGGGAGATTGACGCATAACTATATTCAATTATAATACGTCTAATAACTTAAGTTTATATTATATGAAAGAGAAAAAGAAATGGAGTGAGAGGGCTCCACAAGAAAAGAAAAAGGCAAGGCTTAATCTTACTATATTAGCGGTTATTGGCTTAATCGTAGTATCAGTATTGGTTGCAGGTGCATTTAGCGACTCGCCAGAACCACAAGAGAAGAAAGAACCTGTAGCCGTTGTTCACAATAATGTATTAGATGCTTCAGTACGCCAGGTAAAACAGTTCTTAAAAAAGAATCTGAATGATCCTGAAAGCTATGATGGTGTTGAATGGAGTCCAGTATCACAGAACCCACACACCAAATGGTTCATAGTACGTCATAAATACCGTGCCAAGAACCAATATGGTGCAACACAGATCTACAACCAAATCTTTACGCTTGACAGCCTGGGCACAGTTATAAGCATTTCTGATGTTGAATAATACACAAAAGAAGCAAAAGCATTGTTGTATTTTCTCTTACTGAGCTTACCAAAGCAGCTTATTCTTATTTATAGTAACCGATATTAAGAACAATATAAACAACAATAAAACACCTTAAAAATGACAAAGACCGTTAAACTCAGAGCCTTTAAATTTGATAATCCTGACATTAAACGTAGCCATAGTGATGCGCAGCAAAAGCTTGCTGAAAAACTGCAAAACACTCTTATAAAAGACCGTGGCATGTTAATCAACGAGGGAGATCCCCTGGAAGAGACCGACTACATTGCACATTTTCACACTACTCCTAATGGTGTGCTTATAGGAGCGGTAGTGCGTACAACCATTGCAGAAAACACTCCAAACATGACGGATGATATGCTCAACAAGCCAAATATTGTTATTGCAGATTTACAGATGGCAAATGGTAAGAACTTACTCGTAAAATACCTATACTACTTTGCTATCTCTGAAGATTATCTTGTAACGAACCTTAGAGGCTCTCAAAAGATTACATCATTTCAAACATACCTTAATTGGCTACTGCAGAATGAAATAACAGATGAGCTATATTGTATATTACCTATTATCAAGAAACAGGAGATTCTAAATTATAATAAGGTAAAGGGGATTCAGTTTCAAGCTCCACGACCACAAAAGAAGGTAAATGATCAGGAAAGCACTATTATCAAAAAATTCCGAAACATAAAAAAACAACTTCTAAGCTCTGAACTGTTTAATGATGTGAAAGATATAGATGATATTATCAACAATGATGCTATTACTATAGATATTTTGCTTAAATTTGCAAAGAGTCCGGAAACGAAGGAAGACTACGAGACCCAGATTGGTAATATCATCAACAACATTGTGGACACCAGCACCGTTTCTCTTAACACTAAGGAAGGACAAGTAAAACTCGGAGACGTAGAATACATTGAGACATTTGAGATAGAAACCACAGGAACAGGTCTTTTAAGTGAGCCGCAGTTATACGGACAGATGGAAAAGGTAATCAATAAACTCAAAAAACAAAAATGAAAATATTTTGGAGTAGTATATTGGCAATCATTTTAGCTGGTGCGATTTCTTATTTCGTACCAGTTTTCACTGTGAACAATACTACTCTTAACACATTGTACACTGTAGCTGGTATCATGTTCTCCATTGGTATGAGTCTATCTGTCACTTCTAATACTTCTGGTGTAAGAAATAAGACCATACGTAACCGTATTAGAAAGAATATGAATCAGGTAAGAAACTTTTTTATCTATCATTTCTTGTTAACCTCATTATGTTATATAATCTACTTATATAAAGAAACTATTAACATAAAAGCTTTTACATATAAAATCGATGTTCTTGCTCTTGTGATAATCATAATGTCCATCATCTACTATATTGTAAACTTCATTGCCATCCAGAGACTCAACGAACAGATAGAAGAAGCTATCAACGAGCAATAGTTCGTTGTGTGAAAGCGCTGCACGCACACTTTTTAATGATTTTACACCACAAATATAAGCAAAATCCCCAATAAATCAGGCATTTTACGAAGTTTTTTAATTTCACATCATTGTATTATACCCCTGCTTATATGGAATAAATGGGGGGGGGTAAATGATAAAAAATAGGGTCAATCCGCTTTTTTTCGTCTTTATTAGGGGGGTGAATGTGACCAAAAACATATAAAAAGTGTCCACCCTAATGTCCACCCTTGTTACACATTTCGTTTTATCATGTCCACCCAATCGTCCACCCAAGTGTCCACCCAAACCCATTTTTTGCCCTAAAAACACACCTTTTATGACCCAATAAAACGCAAAAACGGCTTTCAATCGTTCAAAAACGTATTGAAAGCCGTTCAACTATCGTTAAATCAGCGTTTTAGCTGTTCAAACACACCCTTATTTTGTCACTTTTGAGCGTATAAGCTCACCAGCCCTAATACAAGCCTTTTTGTTCAGTACAACCCCTCCCTTGCTCAATCCTACACGCTCCAGCGAACTTTGCTTAATACCGATCTCCTCAGCCGTCAAAACGCTGTAAATCGCAGGAATTGAGCCAAAGTAATAATTCTTCCTCCCTTTCATCAAGTGTACATGTATTACCTTTGTCATAGTTATCTTTTTGTTTGCAAATATACAAAATAATTACTATATACGATATTTTAATCATATAATATTATACTGAATGCGTAAAATAAAAGGTAAGCTATAAATAGCCTACCTCATCAATTCACACATAAAACAACCCTGTTACAGCTATTTGCTTCGCCTTTATCGCCATCAATACTCCTTACACTATTAAGTACACATATTCAGGCTTAAAACGTCCCAAATCGCCCCATTTACCCTCCTATGTAACATTATTCTCTCAAACACCGTTCAAATGCTCATCGAATGTAACGTAAATGTAACACGATTGTAACATTTCGTTTTACACCTCATTTATCCTCTAATATTCCGTAACTCTCTGATAAACAAACAATCTAATCACGTTCACCCAAACATCGTATTTACACATTTCGTTTTACCCCCCTTACATAAGCCAAATAAGCCCAATTACTCCTATCATCATAACAAAAAGTAGGGATACACGCTCGTGTATCCCTACTTGCATTTAAGAAATATCTTGATTGAACTTATCTTATTCCGTAATCTGAACCGTTGCACGACGGTTGAAAGAGATAGGAGACAAGGTCTCTACTCCACCCTTACCAACAGTCGTAATCTTATTGTTCTCAATACCCATCTTAACAAGTTCGTTGGCAACTACTGTTGCACGACGCTCAGACAACTTCTGGTTGTAATCAGCAGAACCTGTTGCGCTGTCAGCATAACCTGTCACAAGGAGATTGTTATTATTGTCCTTAGCATACTTCGCCAATGCCTGTACGTTGACGAGGTCCTTCTGAGAAGCAATTGTAGACTGGTTGATTTCGAAGAAGACTGAAACTGGAGTTGTCACCAACTGCTTCACAGACTCTGAAACGGTCTCAACAGGCTTCTGGTTGGTCAATTCATTACGAAGACGTGCATTCTCTTCCTCTGCATCCTGAAGGCGTGCATTCAGTGCATCGAGGGCTGCCTGATGCTGTGTATTGATAGCTTCCATATCTGGACTCTTCTTCCAAGTACCCTTACCGATATTGAAGTTCAAACCAATTTCCGCATAAAGGTTATTGTCATGTGACTCCCATCCACGACGCTCATTATTAGCGTATGCAGCACCATCAAGGTCGCCTTCATAACGGTTCCAACCAGCTTCAAGATAGACACGCATTCCCTTGCTCACCTTCCAAGAAGATTGAAGACCTGCGCTCAGTCCCATTGCATAACGGTTAGCCGACATAGAACGGCCAACACCAGCACCAGCAAAAGGAATCAGATTCCAAACTCGATTCTCATTGTAACCGCAAAGGAGATTGCTCAGATTGAACATTACCTGCTCCTGTGCAATCCAATACTTGTTGCTGTTATCAAGCTGAGAAGCAGGATTACTGTCAGCACCGACACGCTTGCCCCAGATACCTTGTATCTTTGTACGAAGACCGATACCCGGTGTGAACCACTTACCAATGGCGAAAGCTGCACCCGGCTTTGAACGGAAATCCTTCAAAGGACTGATTGCTGCATCACGCCCATGCTCTTGGTTAGAATACCATGCGTTCCAGTCTGCACCAAGTTGTACGAACCAGTTGCTCCAAAACGAGTTGGTAGCAACGCTATACTTCTCAGTGAGCACCTCATCTTGGGCAAAACTGGTCATAGACACACCAGCCAACGCCAAAACTATCAATAACTTTTTCATAATCTTATTATTTAACGATCTTAATCTATTCTGCTCCTTTATTGCTTACAGTGATTCCCAGCAATACTAAGTTTGTTCACAAAGATAATAATTAAAATCTATCAGGGTCGATTTTTTCTAAAAAATACTATTTATTTAACGTTGAATTATTAAACCAAGATTGCTCATTAGAGCCTAAACAGATTTTGTTTTCTTATCGAGCAGATTGTTTGGCTTTGTAACGCAGGCGTAGCGGGCTACGTCAAGTTACAAAGACGGACAAGATACCGATAAGAAAATAAAGGATGTTAGGAAGCAATACCAGAGTAAGAAGAATTATACATATTGTGGTCTAATGACCGATTTGGGTTTAATATACTAAAGATTTTTATTTTTAATTTGCTGTCATTTTTAACAATTCGCATAACTGACTGTAGATCTATCATTTAAATAGCATCTAACAATGACAGCAGTGACAGGAAATTTACTTTTGATAGAAAAATCACTCTTATAACTCCTTATCTTAATTCACAATGATTAAACCCAAATCATAGAGGCTTAAGAGATTATGCGTATTATGGTCTAATAATTGGTTCTTCAGAAATTTGGTGTGATAAGGGTGCCAAATAAGTTTAGGACTTTAACGAAATGTCGCACAGAGAAATAGAGAATACGGAGGGTTATTAAAAACAAAACGCTGATAGGCACGGAGGCACTGTTGTGCGTGGAGCAACGGAGTTTGCTTGCCAGTTATATTAGACACCTTATTTTCAAAGTATTTATCTCAAAAATTATCAGGAAGCTGTACGCTACACCTCTTTCGTTCTTTGTATCGTCGGCACCTCCCTGACATCATGTTTAGCTCCGTCCTCGTTGAACCTCCGTGTACCTTACAATTAAGAGCGTTAGTGTTTCACTCCATATTTTGGAAGAACCTAATAAAGGGTATTGAACGCTTAGCACATGATGTGCGTATGCCCCGCACATCTTGTGTTGACGCTCCGCACATATTGTGCGGATGGTGTATCACCTTAATGAGCGAAGTCCATTCACATACATATAAAGCCTACAAAGGTCTTACAATCAATCGATTCCATGAGCCACTCGTACTAATATCCCTGTAAGTCATTTTAGAATATTATCATTCCCCATTCTTAAACCGTTTCTTAAACTCACTTTTGGGCATCTTGTATTTCAAATAACGTATGACATTCTCACGATAGAAACTATCCATATATGCCTTATCATAATCTTGGTCGTTGTCTCGGATAGACTCGTCTACGCCAATATCCTTCAATACTGGCACAGGGTTCTCCTTTGTTCCATACTCGGGATTATTCATATCATCCCTGTTGACAGTCAAGATAACCTTCCGTCCATAAGGCCAATACATCTGACTCGTATCAACAAAGTACATTATACTAAGATACTTCTTATATTCTACAGAGAAAAAGGGAATATACCATCCACTTGGATTCGCAAAATAATTATTAACCATTCTTGTTCTAAAGGTTTCCACCGTCTTGACATCTTCGTCTTGATTCTTAAGATAACACTTTGACTTCTCTTCAGGCATTGCAACCTCTATGTCATAAGAATTATTCATATAATCTTCGTAATACTGTTCTGCATCATCGTTATACTTATTTGAATAATAAAATATAGCGATAAGGAAACACAGCAAAGGAAAAAAGACTGCTGTACCTAAAATTTGACCTAAGGTGACCATTGGAATATACTTGAAGATATTTTTCATAACTGATGTGCTTGGATTTTCATTCTCCCCTACTTGCTGATACGATTCCTACTCCTTGCAGAATGACCTTACTCTTTACTCTTGAAGCGTCTTTTAAACTCCTCCTTTGGCATCTTATATTTCAAATAGTTAATGACATTGTTCCGATAGAAATTATCCATAAAGACAGAGTCAGTATCCTTGCCACTAAACCATATCGGTTCACTAACACCGACTGCTTTCAGTACGGGTACAGGATTATCTTTTGTTCCATACTCGGGATTATTCATGTCGTCACGGTTGACTGTAAGGTAAAGTTCTTTCTCTCCATAGCTTCCATTAACATCCTTAAATGCTATAATATTCATATACTTTTTATACTCCTTACAATAGAATGAAGTGTAATCAGCACTTGGATTATTAAAAAAATTGCGAGAGTCGTAAGTTGTATCAAAATTTTCATAGAGTGGATATTTTTCTCTATCAACATTATGTAAATATAGTTTAGAATCCGCATTAGGCATTACTATTTTGATATTATAGCTGCTATCAATGTATCTTTGATAAGCTTGTGAAGCATCATTATTATATTTGTTCTTATAATACAATGCATCAACTATCTTAGGCATCATCGGTACAATAAATAGTGAACCAATAACACTTCCGATAGTTACCCAAGGGATAAAACTTATAAATTTGACCTTTGTCATCACGTTCTACTTTCCTTTCTTGAATCGTCTTTCAAACTCCTCCTTTGACATCTTATATTTCAAATAACGTATGACATTCTCACGATAGAAGCTGTCCATATACGCCTTATCATAGTCCTTTTCATAATCTCGGATAGACTCATCTACGCCAATATCCTTCAATACTGGCACAGGGTTTTCCTTTGTTCCATACGCAGGATTGTTCATGTCATCTCTGTTGACAGTTAGGATAACCTTCATGTCATAAGGCCAGTGCATTTCAGTAGGGTCAAGGAAACACATAATACTAAAATATTTTTTAAATTCTTCGGAATAGAAAGGATAATATTGCCCTTGCGGGTTTGCAAAGAAATTATTATCCATTCTGGTTCTGAAAGTTTCTGATGTCTTAATATTTTCGTCTTGGTTTTCTAAATAATACTTAGATTTTTCTTCTGACATCATAACTTCAATGTCATAAGATTTTTTTATATAGTTATCGCAATATTGTTCTGCATCATCGTTATACTTATTTGAATAATAAAATATATTGATAAGGAAAATCAGCAAAGGGAAAGCAACAGCGGTACCTAAGATTTGTCCTAAGGTGACCATTGGAATATATTTGAAGATATTTCTCATAATTGATGTGCTTGGATTTTCATTCTCCCCTACTTGCTGATACAAATCCTACTCATTGTAGAATAACCTTACTCTTTATTCTTAAATCGTCTTTTAAACTCACTTTTGGGCATCTTATATTTCAAATAGCGTATGACATTCTCACGATAGAAGCTATCTATATACTTTTTGTTATAATCTTGGTCGTTATCTCGGATGGACTCGTCCACACCAACATCCTTCAACACTGGTACGGGGTTCTCCTTTGTTCCATACGCTGGATTGTTCATATCATCCCTGTTGACAGTTAGAATAACCTTCCGTCCATAAGGCCAATACATCTGACTTATATCAACAAAGTACATTATACTAAGATACTTCTTATATTCTACAGAATAAAAGGGATTATACGATCCACTTGGATTTGCAAAATAATTACCATCGATTTTTGTTGTAAATGTTTCCATAGTCTCTACATCTTCGTCTTGATTCTCCAAATAATATTTAGATTTATCTTCTGGCATAGTAACCTCTATGTCATAAGAATTATTCATATACTCTTTGCAATATTGTTCTGCATCATCGTTATACTTATTTGAATAATAAAATATATTGATAAGGAAACACAGCAAAGGAAAAACGACTGCTGTACCTAAGATTTGTCCTAAGGTAACCATTGGAATATATTTGAAGATATTTCTCATAACTGATACGCTTGGACTTTCATTCTCCCCTAATTGCTGATACGATTCCAACTCCTTGCAAAATGACCTTACTCTTTATTCTTGAATCGTCTTTTAAACTCACTTTTGTCCATATATGCCTTATCATAATCTTGGTCGTTGTCTCGGATAGATTCATCTACGCCAATATCCTTCAAAACTGGCACAGGGTTCTCCTTTGTTCCATACTCAGGATTATTCATATCATCCCTATTGACTGTCAGGATAACTTTCATTCCATAAGGCCAATGCATACGATTAGCACCTAAAAAACACATTATGCTAAAATACTTCTTATACTCTACAGAATAAAAAGGAAAATACAGACCTCTCGGATTACTAAAATAATTGTTATCTATTCTTTCACGAAACGTTTCAGATGTAATAACATCTTTATCCACATTCTCTATATATAATTTAGATTTTTCTTCTGGCATAGTAACCTCTATGTCATAAGAATTATTCATATACTCTGTGCTATACTGTTCTGCATCATCGTTATACTTATTTGAATAATAAAATATATTGATTAGAAACAAAATTAAGGGAAAAACTATAACACTGCCTACAATTTGTCCAAAAGTCACCATTGGGAAATACTTGACTATATTCTTCATAATTCATTTGCTTGAACTGTTATTTTTATTACATTACTATCTCGACATTTAATAATTTCATCTATCGTTTTAGCATACAGAGCAATCTCATTTTCATTAACCATTTTTTCTATACTATTACTTATCACAGTTGCCACAATACCCATTCCAAATTTCTGCAAATTAGTTTTATCCATAAGCCCTTTAATACTTTCACTTACCATTTGCTTTCCAACATTTTTAGCTGTTCTTCCTGCAAACACCATCCAGAAAGCTCTGGAAACATTGTTACCTTGAGAAACTTCTTCTGCTCCCCAACGTCCAAGAGTTTTGAGAACTTCTCCATTACTTCCAATAACACCAACCGAAGCTTCTCCTGCAGTTAGGACACCGCTTACTCCGGCATCACGTCCCATTTCTGGTTTCAAGATACTACCATCTGCTTCCAACTCAGCCTGCTCCCCTTTTAAGATTTTACGAGCATATTCATGCTGATTCTGCATATTTTTATTACGATAGTTCTCGTCTGCACCCGAAACATAATCATACACCGCCAATCCAGAGCCAATGATAAGTCCTGCCACATCGCCACCACCTGATGCCTTAAAGGCATTAGCAACTGACCCTATAAAACCTTGTGAAGCATTAGAATAGTAATTCAACTCTAATATCTTCTTATTACTATCACTAATCTTCTTTGATAGTTCTAAAGCTTTTTCATGACTCATCACCAAAGAGACAACCCCTCCTTTCTTACAAGTAAGAAAAGAGCGTTCCAAAAGAGCATTTGCCTTTTCTATATAAACATTACTGTGATACAACTCCCACGTGCCTCCTTGTGTACTATCACATTCATGTGGAGCCTGTCTACTTTTATGCGCCTTATCCCCATAAAAGATTTCAGAATTTTATATCTTTCAGATAATCAATAGAATAACACCGAATAAAGAAGAAAAGGGTTACGATTTGGCAAAGACCACTTACCTAACGTTGCAAAGGTAGTCTTTATTTTCGATGAAAACAAGAGAAAGCCACACTTTTTTATCAGTCCGTTTCATTTTCCGCACTTGAATTGCCGTTTTATGCCTAAAGCCCATCTCATCGTGAATTTGCTGTTAAAAACTTCCTTTTTATTGTTCTTGTCGCCCTTTTGTATATCAAAAACAAAAAGAATCCATGCAATTCCTTGCAAATTAAAGAAGAATAATCTATATTTGCGTTTAGAAAAAAACAACTTAAACGTTCATGCTTATGAAGACAACGTTGATTTTACCAATTTCAGCCCCCTTGACATAAAGAACGCC